TTACGGTATAATTGTACATCGAGATTTTGTAGATAAGAAAACGATTATAAACGTTCAAAAGGTAAAGTTTAAGCATTTAGGTGACGGTGGTCAAGTCGAGTTAGTTTATAATTATGTTAATGGTCGATATGAAAAAGAAGGTTCAAGCGTTGACCAATGGGATAACTCAAACTACTTACATCACAAAGCAATTGAAAAAGAACATGAGCAAACTTTTGAGGAGTTAGTCAAAGACATTCCTTTTTAGCCTCAACCAAAAGCAAATAATACTAACTAATACGTAAAGCAAGTAATTTGTTCAACTCACTAAAAAACAGTATATTTGACTATGAAAAAAGGTAATATGTATGAATTTGTGGATATAAAATGGAATCCACTTGCAGGTGAATGTTTTCATCGGTGCGGGTATTGTTCGACTGAATCATTTAAGCGTTATCCTGGATGCAAAACTAAGTACAGCGGATTACCAAGAATTGATGAAAATCAAATAAGCAAAAATCTAGGTAAAGATAAATTCGTATTTGTAGTTTCTCAAAATGATTTATTCGCCTGTGATGTAAAAAAGGAAATCATTGATGAAATAGTTTATAGATGCAGAAAAAGTGATAGTACATTCTTATTTCAAACTAAAAACCCATTTAGACTTCATGAAATGCTAAATGATATACTTTTCCCTGAAAAGTCTATATTTTGTATTACACTAGAATCGAATAGGCATTATAAGGATAAAATGGGATTTGCTCCATCTCCATTTCATAGATATCTATCAATAGTTGATATTAGAAAAGAATTTCCTAAACTTGATTTTCATGTAACCATAGAGCCTATAATGAATTTTGACTTGAAAGCGTTTGTTGAAATATTAAGAGTAATAATGCCATCGCAGGTAAATATTGGAGCAGACAGTAAAAGAAATAATTTAATCGAACCATCAAAAGATAAAATATTAGCATTAATTGCAGAACTTGAAAAGTTTACTAAGGTAGTTCAGAAGTCGAATCTTAAAAGGCTGTTAAAGTGAAAAAACCAAAGAACATACCCACGCTAAAGAAAGAGCTGCTTATCTTGATTTCGAGATACGTCAAGCTGAAGTATGCCGATGAAACAGGACGAACTAAATGCTTTACCTGTGGAACTCCGATAAAGATAAATACATCATTTTGTCAAGCTGGGCATTGCTTTAGCAAGTCAGGTTATCCAGCATTGCAATTTAACCTCGATAATATTCGATGCCAGTGTGACAGCTGTAATATTACTTTGAACGGTAACGAAGCGGAGTTTAAGAAAAGGCTAATGTTAGATATAGGGCAAGAAAAGTATGCATGGCTCGAATCGCACAAAAACGATACAGTAAAACTTGATAGAGAAAAAATGAGTGAGCAAATTGCAACGTATAAACTTTTGATTGATGATATGTCTAACTAATTTTTAGCAGGTCAAAGGAAAAGGTTTTTAGTTTAAACAAGTAGAAGCATGCAAGCAATCCAATTAAGTTTATTTGATGAGCCAAAAGAAAGCATTTATAATGAATACTTTCAAAAGCACTACGGTTGGACTCCAAAAGTTGGATATAATGCTTGCATTCATACTACTATTGCACTAGAAAATATGTATAACCCTATAAAACTCTACTGTATGTTTGCCAAAGTAATTGTAAAGGAAATTAAAGGCGATGAGGCATTTTGCGAAACAACAGATGAGTGGGTTAAGGCAGTTGAAAAAGCACAAAGTAAGCCAGAATGTAAAGACCTGTTCAGGGTTAAGCTAAAAGACTTAGGAATGTGTTTTAACCAATAACAACAACACAACAACTAAACCAAACTAAAAAGTAGAGTATGGGACTTTATGTATGTTTAAAATGTAATTGCGTAGAAAATACAGCTCTAGGTTTATATTGGAGTAGACAAAGACCAGATATTTTTATTTGGGATGAAAGCAACGAAAAGTATAAAGGTAAACCGCTTTGCTCTGAATGTGCGCCAAAACTTTATTCTGATTGGAATATGAATAATAAGCAAACAGGATATGGAGCATGGCATGGAAAGTTTTTAAAAAAAAACTATAACGAATTATCGGAAGAAGAAAAGCAGGGTATTTATCCAGCTGTAAAATGACCTTTTCGCATCGTATAAACAAAAGATAATCAAACAACTAATGTTTTTTGAGTTTTTAAATTTGACCGTTAACCAAAAATAAGCTATATTTGCAGCATGGATAAAAGTATATACAACATATCTTATGTAAGATATTTCGACATGCAAACTAAAACACTAGTTCCATTTGTCGTTTATCCATGCTATTCGAATATCGGATTAATCTATCTTAACTAATGGCTGGAGCTCCTTACGGAAATAAGAACGCTGAAAAGTGGACGCTAAGAAAAGCAACCATGCTTTTTAATGATGCTATTGACCTATCTAATGAAATAGAAACATATTACATAAAGGTTAACGATAAGGCTGTTGAGGTTAGAGGTTATACTTATGATTTTATCGGAGAAATTGCTAGAGAACTTGGAACATTTCACGAAATATTCGAACATCTTGCCAAAAGATTTCCAGCACTTCAAAGATTGCGTAATGAGTTGAATAACAACATACAATCAAATTGTTATTCGAACACAAAAAAAGGGATTATAAGAGAGGCAACAGGAATAGTAAATTTAAAGAGTAATTGGAAGTGGAGGGATAGGGCAGATGTTACTTCTGATGATAAAGAAATAAAGGTTATTCCCACTACAATAGTTTTCACGAAGCCAACCAATGAGCAATGAGGTTAAAATTTCAGATAAGTTTGAGCCGCTTTTCAGATTGCTCGATGATACGTATCACCCAGAAATTGATACGGTAATAATAACAGGTGGCCGCTACTCTTTAAAATCTTACTCAGTTTCAATATTTTCTTTACTCGCGCTAACAGACTATCAATGGGATGTACTTTATACTCGATACACCAATGAGTCAATAACCGATAGCGTTAAGCCTGAGGTAAGCGATAAAGCAGAACTACTCGGTAAGGTTGTTAATGATACGAATACCCACATTGAGAAAGGCAGTAATAGAATAGCCTTTAAAGGAATAAAAACAGGGTCTAAGCAGCAAACGGCAAACCTTAAATCATTAAGCGGGTTTAACCTTTTTGTAAACGATGAGGCTGAAGAGTTACCAGATTACAAAACGTTTAAAAAAATATTCTATTCGATACGTTCAACAAGTAAACGCAATCTAAACATACTTATCCTTAACCCAACAACTAAAGACCATTGGATATTTCAGGAGTTTTTTGAGAAAAAAGGCTTAGAGGGTGGTGAGAATTGTATAGTTGACAATGTAATGTATATTCATTCGAGCTATTTAGACTGCGATTTCAGCATAATGCCAAAAAATATACTAGCAGACTACCAAAGGCTAAAAGAGGAAAACCCAGATGAGTATGAGAATATTGTTATGGGTGGATGGATAACTGAACCTGAAGGGATATTACTACCTAAGTCTAAATTAAAGTTTGCTACATTTCCGCCAGAAAAAGCCTTATATCGTTTTGCAGTTGGGGACCCATCGAACAAGGGAGGTGATAAGTTTCCTGTTATGTTCTGTGAGATATACCAAATTGAAAGCAAAGTTATATGTTTTGTTCGGGACGTAATCCACTCGGTTGATGGGGTAGATGCAACAGTAAATAGAACCGCTGAAAAGTTGGAATTTTACAAATCAGAGCAGATATTCTATGAGTCTAACGGGTTGGGGTTATCGGCTGTACTACTTCAGCAAAAGAATAAACCAGCTTTTTGTGCTGTTGTTCCGTTTAACTCAACCGAAGAAAAGGATGTAAGAATACTTTCGTTTTATGAGTTCGTTGCTAGTCGATTCTACTTTGGCGAAAACTATAAATCAAATAAAGAGTATTCCGCTTTTATTTCTGACTTGACATCTTACTCCAGGGAGAGCGACAATAAGCACAAAAAGGATGCGATTGATTGCGCTTGTCAGGCTGCTAAAATAATGAAATTGAAGTATAAATTATAAATATAGATAAAAACTATATATAGAAATTTGCTATATATAGAATTATTCTATAACTTTGTACAAAAATTATAGGATGGCATTTTGGGACAGGTTTAGAAAAATTCCAAACGTTCAGATTGTAGAAACATCTGGAGATTACAACCCATACGAGATAACATCCATCGGAAACTTAGTTGTTCCTGAAAAGCTGACCGATTCAAACGTTTTTAGCTTGTGTAACTCGGTGGCTGAGATGGATTTTCCTGTTGATTTCTACGCGGATAGGGTTTCAAAACTACGTAAATTTATAGTTGATAGCAAAGGGAATGAGGTTGAGAATACTGAATTAAACAGATTTTTAACTAACATCAACCCTTTTTACTCTTTTTCTGATTTGGTTTATCAGTACGTTTACTCTTTACTATCATACGGGAACGCGCTCAACTATCTATCTGCACCTAAGAGCTATAAGAATTTAACTGTAAATAGCATTAGTAGGTGGGATGTGTTAAACCCTGATTTAACAACTATCGAAGAATTTAACAACGTTTCTATACTTGATTTAAGCGATAAGAAACAACTCATTAAACGAGCAAAATACTCAGAATACTCAGGCAAAGAAAAGGTATTAACCATTGATAACCTATTTATTGATAACTACTCGTTAAGGAAGCAAACGAACTCAGCAATACTATCTAAATCACCTTTATTCAGCCGCAATAAGTCTATCGATATTCTTTTAGCCGTTTACTCAGCTCGATACAACGTTTACGCAAATAATGGCGCAGCTGGGTATTTGGCTAAAAAGTCTTTACAGGCAAATAACGGAGCCTTGGAAAGCATATTCGATAACGTTAATCACCGCGAAAAGATATTAGAAGATATTAATAATCGTAACGGGTTAACAGGTCGTAAAAATCTTTGGGGTATTTCAGGAGTTCCGATTGAGTTTGTAAAGACATTAGCAACCATTAGCGAACTATTGCCATTGGATGAGGTGTTAGAGAATGCGATAAAGATTGCATCTGCATTTCAAATACCCCCTGTTTTAGTTCCACGTAACGACCAAAGCACCTACGACAATCAGGCTGATAGCGAGCGTAGCGTTTGGGAAAATGGAATACTAAGCCTTGATAAAACGGTTAACGAGAACTTAGCGAAGCTATTTGGGTTTGATAAGGTGGGATATGCAATTAAATCTGACTACTCAACAGTTAGCTGTTTAATTACCAACGCAGGCAAAAAAGAAGATATAATTACCAAAAGGTTAAACAACCTTAAATCGATTAAGGAGTTAGACCCAAATGCGGATATTACAAGTGAGGTAAATAAAATAATTGAGCAATATGGAAGCAAATAAAGAGAAAATATACGAGGATAAGCAGGTTTGTAGAGCCACAATATCTACAACAACTGGCGAAGGTTTCGACTTTGAAGCGGTGGCAGTGCCAACGGTTAATGGTCAGTTAAGGTATTCATACGAGAATAACGAGGTATTCAATCAAATATTAAGAATCAATAAGGAAAATATTGATACTTCTCGTTTAGATTCTGGTTTGCCTTTATTTGACAATCACCCTTGGGATAACTCAGCGGAAAACACTTTAGGTATTACAACCTCTTACATATTCGACGAAAGGGGTTTAGTGGTTAGAGCTAAGTTTGGCGCAAGAGCTGACCAGGAGTTAAAAGATGATATCAAAAACGGCATAATTAAAACCGTATCTATCGAAGGTACCATTATTAATTATTCAGTTGTTCGCGAAGAGGGTAAAATACCTAACTACTTTGCCGATTTATGGACACCTGAAAGTCTATCGTTTGCTCCAGTGCCTAATGATATTAACGCTCAAATAGAAATTAAGCGAGCATTAAAAGAACAAAAAGATAAAAGCGAAGTCAACCCGCATAATGGTGACAATTTTTTAACTAACATAATCAAAAAGTTCAAATGAAAAAAGAAGATTTCATGAAGATTATGCGGTCTAAAGCCACTAAGCCGTTGACCGCTGAGGAGGAAGCCTTCCTTACTCCTATTGGTATTGCCATTGAGGATGCCTTTGGTTTAGATGCTATCGAAAGAAATGCAAAGATTGAAGGAATTCAAAAGCTACTCGGCCAATTTGACGAAGGTCAAAGTGCAGCCGCTGTTGTTCGTGCGCTAGCTACTAAGGTAGATGAGTTAGAAGCCATTGCAAAGCGTGGTTTAGGCGAAGATGATAAGTTCAAACTTCGTTCGATGCTTGAGGCTAAAAGGGATGACATTTTAGCAGCTCGAAAAAGCAATTCACATTGGGCGATTGAGTTCAAAGCAAAACGTGGAGCTAGTGCTATGATGACCACTGCAACCATTTTAACTGGTGCAGGTGCAATTAACACAGTATCCTTGATGGATGACCTCGAAGTATTGGTTATTCAATACCCTGCGAACTTCATTGTTGATGCTATTGGTGGTCGCCAGGTTGCTAAAGTTCCTGCTATTTTACGTTGGAAGGAACAAAACACTGAAAGTACACAGGCTATCGGGGCTGTTGTTGAAGGTGCTGTAAAGGTACTTACTGACAAATCATTTGTTTGGAGAACGGCAGACCGCGTTAAGTATGCAGGTCGTATCGAGTTCACTGAGGAGCTTGCAATGGACTTTGACCAATTGTTATTGCAAGTGATTGATATGTTCGAGCAACAAGTTATCCGTGTTTGGGAAGCTGGTATTATGACCGCTATCACTGGTTGGGCTTCTTCTTACACTACAACTGAGTTTGACGGACAAATCGTATTGCCACAAAACGCTCACGTTATCCAAGCGCTGAGGTTATGGGTAGAGAACAACGGTTACAACCCTGATATGATTTTCATTCGTCCAGGCGATGCCGCTTTAGCACGTTTCAATCAGGGAACTGATGGAAGTATGCAGTTCTTACCAGATAACATTGCTTTTGCTGGTTTAACTCCAAAGATTTCTACTAATATCCCAGCTGGATATATGGCTGTTGGTGCTAGTAATATCATTAAGGAGCAACACTCAGCATTTATGTTAAGAAGGGGGCAATATGGCGATCAGTTCAAAGAAAACGAAGAGACCATTGTAGGTGAAGTTTTCTCACTTCTTAAACTCCCAACAGTATCAAAAGGTGGTTGGGTTTATGCTGAAATAGCCGCAATTAAAGCTTTACTTTCAAAAGCATAGTTAACTATGGCAAAGAAAAATAAATCTGAAGAGCAAGAGTTAAAAGCTGGGTTACCTCATTCACAAGAAAAGGTAATTGTTATCGGAACTGAAAGCTCGCCATTTTTAAAAACTGGCAAAGAGTATGAAGTGACTGAAACATCGGCTGTAATTCTTGTTAAAAAAGGTCAAGCAACTTTAAAATGAAAAAGTTACTAACTATATTGCTGGTTTTGGTAGCCATTGCCAGCATCGGAAGAGAAGTTACAAAAACGGGCTTTGTTCAAACAGGGGCGGCAATCATAGCCCCTGCTATGAGATTTAGCACGACTACTGATTACGTCACTGCAAATGATACCTTTAATATTGATATCACTTGCAAACAGAACTATACTCAGATAATCAATTACTCGATAACTATGGATTCTATATCTGGTAATCCTAGCGTATCAATACAATTACAAGGTAGAGTATTTGAAACTGACGGTTGGACTGATTTAGGCAGCCCTATTACATGGGATGATATGGCAGATAATCCACTCGCAGGATCGTATCTTACAGCAAATACTTATAGATTATATCGTATAAGATTAATTGCAAGTGGTACAACTCAAAGGGCAAACATTACGGCATTTCTATTTAGGTCAACATTGACTGCCGGTGGTACAACTACTCAGGGTGTTAATATTGGTACATCGCAAGCCATATACGGAACAACCGCGATGACTATCGGAAATGGAGGTCAAACGGTTGCCGTTAATAGCTCTGATTGGGATATTTCTTCAACAGGAGTTATGACAGGCATCGGAGCAATCACTAGCGATGGTCTTATAACCGCAGGGGCTGGAGTTAACTTGGGAACTTCTCAGGCTTTACTAGGTACTACTGCAATAACAATAGGAAACAATACGCAAACAGTAGCGGTTAATTCAAGCGATTGGGATATTTCAACGGCTGGGGTGATGACTGGCATAGGTGCGATTACTTCAGACGGTCTAATTACAGCAACAGGCGGGTTAACAATTCCAACTACTCCGAGCGTATTTTATGCGGCTGGAGGTGCGCCAATTATAGCGGCAACTGGGACAGATGTAGCGTGTGCTAATGGTAATCGTTTTTGGGTTGAAGTTAATATCCCTTATAATGTTACAATAACAGGTGTTGGAGTCCTTTTAGGTTCTGTAGGTGGAACTGACTCAATATGTGTTCAGCTATTTAATGCAGCTGGGACACAAGTTGCGACTACTAGAGTTAATAAAACAGCAACACTATTAGGAACTACTGCAACGTTTCAAAATATTGCGTTTGCTTCGACTTATTCCGCTGTAGCTGGTAAATACTTTGTAGCGGTTCAGTTCAATGGAACTACTGGAAAGTTTAGGGCTTATCCGATTGTAGGTAGTAAATTTATCACAGGTACAGCCGCAGGAACTTGGGGGACAGCCGCTAATATTACACCTGGGACTAGTTTTACAGCTGATAAAGGGCCAATTTGTTTCTTATACTAATATAGGTTAGCATGTCTTTAATTAACTCAGAGTATCCAGTTTTTACCAACGGTAGCTACAGGTTAAACCTGCAAGAGTTGGATAGCGATATGTTCGATGATACTTGCGCCCGTGTTGAGTTCGATATCCTAAGTATGCTTTTTGGAGATGCCATGTACTTAGATTATGAAAACAACCCTACAAGAACTGATATCTTAGAACTTGTTGACGGGTATAAGGTAGACGATGAACTCGCTACATACACTTATAATGGTAAAAAATATGTTTACCGAGGACTTAAAGACATGCTAGCTTACTTTACATACTTTCATTACATTCAGGGGCAGTTTAATTTCAACCCAACAATAGCAGAAAAAATAAACGCTGCTATCGAGATAAGCCCAGAGCAAAACTCGTTAAGGGCTTATAATTTAGGTTATAAAGGTTACTATGATGCTTACAACTTTATAAAGTATAAGCAATCATTAGGAACTGGACTGTTTGCTGATTTTGATTTTACTGATATTGAATTAATTAATAGTTTTGGAATCTAAAAAATAAAAACGATGGGTTTATCATATGCATCAAACGATTACAACATAGGCAGCCCCGGAGGTGGAACACCTTTAAGCAAAGCGGTTGCTCTATGGGTTTGTACTCCTGGCACTCATTTCGATACAATGGCTTTAGCCGCTGTTAAAGCAAATGTTTTGGCTCAGGTTGCAACGGGTGCTATTATTCCTTTGAATAGGATTGATAGCGAGGAAATAAAAGACAGTGAGAACAATATCACTGAAACTGACACTGGGAATATCATCAAAAACTGGGAAGGTTTAAAGAAACGGATTTACACTTTCACCAATTCACTTGATACCCACAAGAAACTTCGTACCTTAAACGGTGGCGAGTTTTGCGCTTATATCTTTGATAAGAACGGTTTAGTTTGCGGTACTTCTTCGGATGGTACTTTATTTGAGCCTTTTACTCTATCATTTTTGGATGTACACCCACAAAAAGAGGGGGCTGGTTTTACTACTAATATCGAAGTAGTATTTGCTGACCCTACCGAGTGGAACGATAAGGGTAAATTCTTTAAGGCTGCTTATAGCGCAAATTCTATTGAACCTGTTTATGCTGCAACTATTACTACTCAAACCGTAGTAGCTGCAAACGTTTGTACTGTAACAGTAAAATACGTTAGCACTTCAGAGGGTGATAATGCAGGGGTTTTGAGAAACGTGCCTATTGTTGGGTTGGCTAAGGAAAATTTCTTAGCTTACAACACAGCTGCACCTACCGTACCATTAACTCCATCTAGCGCGGTGGATGCTTCGGGGTTGGGTGTTTACGTGTTGACTTTCTCCGCTTTCACAGGTGGGCCTTTAAGCGTTATCCCAACTGCTACTAACTTGTATAAGTCACCAGCGGTAACAATAACAGCCTAATGGATTTTGCTAAGTTACATAAGAACTTCACGGAGTTAATTGATAACTTAGATCAATTGGTTATAAAATCTGCCATGGAGTTGAAAA